TTAACTCACCTGCTTTATCTTATAGTCTTGTACTGCTTTTTCAATGGCTCCCTTGATTTCCTCCGGTGTTACCTTGATACCCGCCTTGCCGAGCCTGTCTGACGTATAAGAGAAAGCAGCGTTTAGTTTAAGGTTACTTGCGCTGTTTTGATTCTTGTACTCTTTTTCTGCGTATGCATAAGCTTCAGCTGCTATCTTGTGAATCATCTCTCTCTGTGCCACGGACGTTTTAGAGTCCAGCCACAGTTTAACTCTGGTCTGTAACAAAGCCAGCATTCCAAGAACGACAGTCGCTAGTATCCCAACAATTGAGATAATAACCGTAGTTACTTGCGGCTGCACGGCTTCCCATACGTCGTTCATTGTGCCACCTCCGTAGGATAGATATAGACTCGTTTGGTATTAACAGCGTCAGGATCAAGGAATACTTTACCAAGCCCAACGTTTTGAACGTCAATTGTCTTTATGTAGCCTATGTTGTTAATTATTTTCGTCTCTACTGGAACGCCGTTGATCTGAATGGATTTACCTACGAATGACCACGTTGATCTAATTCTACTGAACAACTCTTTAGCTGGGACCCATGCGCGACTGTCTATGATTAGTCCTGGTATTTTGACTTCACCTATTAATATTTCAACTGGATACGTACCTGAAGGAGTTGTAATTGGTGGGACCACAGGATTCGTTGGTGCTGTAGTTGAGTATTCGACACCTAAGAATAAGCAGATTCCACGCGCGATAGCGTCAGCGAACTTATCTTGGAACGAAGGATCGAATAACATTGCTTCAGCTTTGGGATTGCTGATAAATTCCGGTTCCAATAAGATAGCTGGCATTTTAGTATTCCGACATACCGAAAGGTTTTGGTACTTTACTTTGCGATCCTTACCACCGGTTACCGCAAGGATTAACGGGTGCATAAGCTCTGCAAAAGATTTGCTTATCGGATTAGTGTAAAGTGTCTCTGTACCGCTAGTCATGGACAATGCACCACTATTAGCGTGAATAGATACGAAACAATCTGCGCCAAAGTCGTTGGCATGTTTGGAAATGTCGAGAAGTTCCACGAATATGTCTGTACGGCGAGTTAGATTAACCTCGATTTCAGGATTATTAATAAGTTTTTCTTCTACTTTAAGTGCTACGGATAGGTTGAAATCCTTTTCAAGCTTCTTTGAATATCCAATAGCGCCACCATCTTTACCACCATGACCTGCGTTAATTACTACCTTTTTCTTCATCTTTAATTGCCTCCCCAGGTCTGTGTCCTCCTGTAACGATGTCGACGATATAGTTAAGTTCTTCTGATCCACTCGCTTTAATCGTTTCATAGCACCATACTGCTTCGTCGGTTGCCATTTTCGCCCACCTAAAAATTCGATTTGGTTTGTCGCCCATTTACGCCAGTCCTCATTTTCGTCTGCCAAGTATGGGAAGTGTCCAGTCAGGAATCTTTTGAACATCTTCATTCCTGACCGTTTCCCAAATAGGTAAAATAGGTAAAACAAAAGAGCCTCCCACTTGAGAGACTCCATGTTCTTTAATAGATAGTAAGCAATTTCATACAGCGTCTCTAGCGCACTCCACAATAACCTCACCTCCGTATAAGAAGAGATCCTTAACTTCTGGTCCATGAAAAAGCAGTATCAGATATAATAGCTCGTCCGATACTGCTGATTGTCTTAGTTCGCTTTCATCATATTCAATCATCGGCTTTCTCCAATCTCGGATATTCTTCAAGAAGTTTTTCTTTTGCGTTATTTCTAGCTTCCGTCAGAATTCTTTCCATCTCGTAAGCCTGATCTTGAATGGTCATAGTTCCATCTAGTTCAGCAATAAGTGCTTTCGTTTCTTCGCCTTGGAGTTGTGAGAACCTAGAGTATTCTTTTCCGGTTAATTTATATCCGTTCACTGTTTTGCTTGGTACTCTTGGTGCAAGTGATTCATCGCCAGTCGCGTTAATTAGTTCAACTACTTTTCTTGCTTCTGGAGATAATTTGTAACGGGTTGCAAAGCCCGGATTAGCGTATACGTTGAACAAATTGTTATCTTGATAGTGCGTTTGTTCTCCACCTAACGTGTCGTATTTCTTTGGCAAATCTCCAGCGATACCTGGAATTTTCGCTTTCACTTTGTTCTTTGTTTGCTCCACAATATCCGTGCCCATTGTTTCACGTTTTGTGTTATCTGCGGTTTGTTTGATTTGATTAGAAAGTGTCGGAATAAATGATGCTGGAACGTCCGATATGATGCTTACAATCTTATCAGTAGTTGTTCCGCCTGCATAACCAGATAGCGCTTGTTCAACACCTTTCAACAACGATTGTTCACTGAGCGTATTAATCGCCCCTGAAACACTGTTGTAAAGTGATCCCGCAAAACCTGTTGCTATTTTACTACTATCTTTCCCCTCGTTACCTTTAACGTTAGCACCTAAGGAAATAGCTACAGATACAGGTTGCATCCAGTCGTAGTTATACATTAGGTCATTTTCTTTAATCTTCGCTTCTTTGTCATTGAATCCTGACTTTACGAAGCGATAGAGCGCGGAAAGATTTACTTGATAGGAACCTTTTCCAGACGCAGATTGAAGAGATCGAATATCTTTGTCAGTGTTAGCTACTCCGGTTAAAATGTCTTTGTCCATCAGGTAGTAACCTAACATACTAAGTCCGCCAGTCCCGATGATTGCTCTAGATAGTGACTCCACAACCAAGCGCGGATTCTTTTCAATACCATTACGAAGCAATGGGTCTGATAAAACTTTAGCGCTACGAAGGAAACCAGCAGGACTATATTCAAGTGCTCTCATTAATAGCGCGCCAGGAGTTTTAGGATATTTTAATACTAGATCTCCAAAACCGAAGTCTTTTCCGATGTTTAATCCACGCTTAAATTTAGTGAATCCTTGAGATATCAAGTTATTGTCTTGGAAAGTGACGTATTTACCATAATCCTGAGCGATCTTCATTATGTTTTCATCAGCGTTACGAATGAAGTCTTGCACATACTCTTTCGAAGGTTTTACGCCATTATTGATTGCATCAAGTGTTCCGAGTTCCCCCAAAGTCTTGTTCATAGCTCTGGAATAAGCAGCATTGTCAAAGCTTCTCAATGCGGCTCCTAATGCTTTTTCTGTGTAGCGTAGTGGATTGTACTTACTCTTGAATGCAGGGCTTGCAAGGTCGTACTGCGTCTCTATTCCGTTGATATTTACTCCGCGCCAGCCTGCGTTACCACCATTGATGAAGTTCTCCCAATACTTGCCTTGATTATGTGTTCTAAAGGTTACTTCCCGTTTCGATCCGGTAAGCTTAGAACGTGCAATATCTATCGGTGTGGAGACGTATTTGCTGATTCTCTCCAACCGGTAGAATAGCTCATTACCTAAAACGTTTCTGACCTGAGTTTTAGGGTTCAAAAGCTGTGCCTGTGTTTGTATACTACTTATCTTCTTACCTATAGAAGGGTTATCCAAACTCTGTAGGATCACTTGTAAGTCCTGTGAAGCAACGCGTTTAGCTTCTCCGGATAGATTATCCACTTGGGTAACTAATCTCAGTAATGAATCTGCTTCTTGTTCGGACAGTTCTTTGGTTTTAATAACTTTTTGAGTCAACTTTTCAGCAGCGCTAACAGATTTTGCAGAAACCTTTTTGGAAGATAAGTTAAATGCTTCTGTAGACTTCTCATATAGATTATTTAGGTATGGCCGGATATCTTCTCCAAGATCCTTAACCATCTGCTCTGACCAATCTGCAAACTTAACAATTCCTCTGCCCATTTTTGCGGCGCCGATCACCGCATAATCAGCCCATATATCAATAGGCGTTGAGCTAACACGCATCCCTTTGGCTCTTAAACGCGCTTTTGCTGCTTCTTCTTGCTTATCAAGGAATTTAGATACGTTGTCTCTTACTTTTTTGTCCTTTGGAAGCTTCGGCTGATCTAAAATAGGCTTCTTGGATGTCTCCTTGATGAACTGTTTGGATTCATCCACAAACTTTGTGAGCATAGAAGTCTCTACGTCGGATAACATTTCCCCGCCTTTAGCGCGTTTGATAATATCCACCACGTCATTAGATAGGTCCTTTACGCCTGTCATTTTCTGATTAAGCGTAGCCAACCCAACAATGTCATCTGCCATTTGTGGCGTTACCTCAGCCTTCCTAGCCAGCTTAGAAGAGGTTTCATTTACCTTGTTAGCCATACGCTTCGCAACCATATACACACCTTCAGGAGAAAGCTTGTTGTATGCGGACAGTGATTGAAGAAACTGAGCGCTGCGTGTGGATTCTTTCAGTAATGCATCAGCCACTTCCTCAGCCGCTTTAACGTTACCTTCCTTTAGATGCGTGTCGATCAACCGTTGTGCTGTTATGGACTGTTCGGAGGTTATACCGCCTTTTTTATCTTCCAAAACAAACCTAGTCGCACCTTCACGATCTTTAATTCGATCTTCAGCCTTTGCCAAGTCTCCACGGTTAGTTGTTGGCTCATACTTAGTATCCAACTTTTCCGTAAAGCCATCAGGTGTCTTATCCGAACGATTAAGAGTTTCAGCGAATCCGCGTTCACCCACCACTGCTTGCTTAGGTACTGTTTTAACTCCCATAAATTCAGTTGTTGCGGATACTTCGTTATTCACTAAGATAGTCTTTATTTCTTTCTTCGGTTTGATATCCGTCTTTATTTTTGATGCCGTTTTTGGCTTCGCTTCTACCTTTGTTATAATCTCTGCTTTTGGTTTTGGCTTAACGTACGTAGATTTAGTTGGAGTTTCATCTGGAAAAGCCTTTGACTTGTCATATTGACCACTCAGCAAGTAGTCGATATCTTCTTGTGGTAGGAACTCTCCAGCGTTTACCTTCGCTTGGATTCGCTGCTCACGCGTGAGTTCTGTGGCCTGTGCATTACCCTGACTTGCTCTTGGCTTTGCTCCGGGCTTAGCGATAACCGTTTCAGGTTGTGCTGCTTGCCCGACAAATGTTTGGTATCTATCCTGTGTTGATTTCACTTTGTTTCTTAAACCGTAGGTTTCACGGACATTCTGAGTCTGTTTTGCTTTTGATACTAAATTAGGGTCAACCTTTTTCGGACTAAGAAGTTTATCGTAATCATATCCTAGCTCCTTAGCTACTTGACGTGCGGTTGCTTCTACCGTAATCCGTTTGCGTATTTCCTCGGCCACTTGACGCATATCTTCATATCCTAGATTACGAACTTCATTCAATGAAATTTCATCACCTGCTTGTTTAAACTGTGTCTGAATCCACTTCGCTAGTTCATTTGGATTTTCGTATGGCGGGGTCATCCGTTCATTGACGATTGGCTTCATTTTTTCAAGGATTGAATTTAGACTATCACCAGTTGATCTTCGTGCTGTTGTAGGTGCTCCTATATTTGCCTCTGGAAGACCTAATGGATCAGGCATCCATTCTGTTGGGTTAATTATTGGATCTGTATTAGCATTTAAATTAGCACGTTGTGCGGCTTGTGTTTGTCTTACCGTGCCTCTTCCTTCTGGTAAAGATAGAATATTTTGTTTCTGTGGAGGTAACACTTCGATATTTGATGATGTTTCAGGAAATGATTTTGAAAAACGTTGAAGTAATGCAGAACCAACCTCGCCCAATGCAGCGCCAACACCACCAAGCACACCGCCTGCCGCGGCTCCATATAGAGCATTACGTTTGATTTCATTACCGCTATCCTGTCCTTGTTGCAATCCGAACCCAACGCCCTGCATGCCTCCTGCTATTCCTTCAGTTGCAGCAACTCGAACAGTGTTCTGTGATCCGGGTATAATCTTCTCAGCACCTTTTAACAGGGTTTGCCCAGCTTTACCGCTCAACGCCTTACCTGTTGCATCATATGTGCTACCAATGATACCCTGACCTACTGGAGCACCTGTTGGTGTGATAAACGGCGTCACAACATCATTGATAACATCCGTGATCTTATCGACTGTCTTATTCCCTGTAGTGTCACGACTTGTCGCGCCTGAATTACCTTGGAATGATCGTGTAATCGCCTGACCAATCGGATTACCTTGCGTAGCATAGTTCATAACATTGGCGTAAGCTTTAACTGCTGCCGGCGCGTTTTCGTTTGCTATTTCTTTCCTCGTAGTCTCATACTGCGATATACCCGGAATCTGCGAGGCATTAGCAGGGCCACCGCCTGTTTGATTAATGAGTGTTGCAACTGGTACTTTATCCTTTAACGTTTCCTGTACGCTGTTATTCAGCTTTCCAGTTAGCAAATCAGCTGCTGGGAGTTTACCTTGTAGTGGTGACACTACCTGTGCTTGTTTCGCTTTATGTGCAGCTTGATCAGTTTTGAAGTCAACGGTCTTTTGCGTAGTTTGTGGCTTCTGTTGAACGGTTGCGGCGGTAGTTGTAGGGCTGACAGCAATGTTAGGCTTCAACACGCTGGATAAAGTGTCCTGGAGTACCTTACTGGACATTTGCGCTTCAGGAGTTTTTATCTCTCCGCTTAGTTCCTTTTTGCGGCGTTCAACAAAAGAGGAAGCACTCTCAGTGCTCCCCCCATTCTTCTCGCGTAGTTCGCGTTTACGTTTTTCTATAAAAGATTCTGTTGCCATTTGTAAACCTCCCTACTTTGAGAACTTTTTGTAGTACGTTGTAACACCGTTTACCCAGTAATCATTAAGACCGTTAGGATCGTTAGCAGCTCCACTTGGTGCGTATTTCCTTTGAATAGCCTCGATGGTAGTCAACCCTTTGTCGATGTAGTTCCGCTTAAGGTTAGATGCCATCTTTTCAATGCCTTCCTGAATGCTGGAGAATGTCATTAACCCGTTCTTACCCATCATTCCACCAACATTATTCTTCGTTTTAACAGCATTGCTCGTTCCGTTTCCTGTCTCATGTACAGCAATTGCTGCCAATAGTGCAGGATCTATGCCATACTTCGATCCAATAGAAGAGAATATATCTCCGGTATTCTTAAGAGCGCCGCCAAGACTACTATTTAATTTAGCCCCACTAGCTGTTGCCGTAGGGCTAATCACTCCCCCGGCGATGGTACCTCGCCGCCCCATTTCAACCCGTTGGCTCTGTATGCGCGGTACATTTCATATTCCGATAAAGGAGCGTTAAGAATGTATTCCTCAACCACTTCAGGGTTCTTCAATGCACCACTCTTACTGTCTCTCACCGCAAGTTTCTCGATGTTCGACTGGTAATCCTCATACGTCTTACTAGCCGGCTTAGCAGCTGTTTCCTGCAGCTTCTGCAACTCTGCCTCTGCTGTCAGTACCTTCAACTGGTCTAAACGTGCATCCGTATCGGATTGATATGGAACTTTACCGATCTCAGCAACTGTTTTTCTAAGCTGTTCCAGCTGTAACTTTTGCTGTTGAGAGTAGTTACTTGCATCAATTTGCTTCATTTGAAGATCAAGCGCCTGTGCTTGATTCGTTGCGCTGTTTGGATCCGTCAACTGTTGCAACTGATACTGAGCTGTTTGATTGCTTATAGCACCAGAATTAACCTGTTGCTGTAATTGTTGCAGCTGTAATTTCACCTGTGCTGGGTAGTTATCAAGGTTAATCTGCGCGATTTGATTCGCAATCTGTTGCCCTTGGTTGGAAATTAGTTGACCAGCTGTATTTGCCGCTGATGATGCGCCTTGCATGGTTTGCTGTCCTTTGTACGAACCGGTTAATCCAGCCTCTTGCATAGCAAGTTGTTGCGCTTGCGTTTGAAGCTCATTCGCTTTTGTTGAGATAAAGTTATTGGCGTTGTTTCGGAATGCGTTAACATTGGAATAAGCTGCTGCTACATTGTCGTTAAGTGATTCTTGAGTGTAATGATCATCTATGTTTCGGTTTCGATCTGTCATAGCTGCTTGATATCCCGTAGAACCGTCCCACGCCGTAGGTGCGTTGTTACGATAAAATGACGCTGTTTCAAGTTGTCGATTATCTTGTGTAACGTTATTGGCATAATCGTATCTGCGGTTTATATCCTTTTCTGTTGACTGAGCTCCTGCCTCCAGCATTGCAAGTTGTTGTTCATACTCTTTTAGTGCAAGTGCGTAAGGATCTTCAGCAACTTTTAACGCCATTCCTTCATTCTGTGTAGTTGCTGTATTTTGACTTCCAAGCCCGTTGATATAATCTCTTAACTGATCGTAGTTCATGCCTTTCACCATTGCCGCTGTTTTCTGATCGAGTTGGTCATACAATGGTTTCACCGTGTTAGCCACATAGTTTTTATTACTGGTATTGTATATCCCTTTGTTGTAAAGGATCTCATTTAGTGCTGATCCACCGTTAGCGATATAGTTTGTGTTTGACATTGCTGCAGCTGTTGTTGGTGCTGAGGTAGGTTGTACAGCTGTCTTCACTGCCACTGCTGGACTTTGTGCCGCCGCTGGTTGAGCTGCCTTATACGCTGATGAAGACGCGGCTGTTGGATTGGTTAGTGCTATACCTGCTGCGGATTTACGTTGGATCTCCTGTTGTATCTGTGGAGACGTGGCGGCGGTTGCGACTGGCGCTTTAACAGTTGGTGCTACCGCTGATGGTGCTTTAGTAGCCACTGTAGCTGTTGAAGTTGGCTGTGGAGATGTCTTTACCGCGGCTGTAGGCGCGTTGCTTACTGGTGTTGCCGCTAGTGACTGTCCTGCGGATAGTTTGGCTTTAGCGGCGGCTTGTAGCTTTTCGAGTGTGGACATGTGAAGCCTCCTTTCAAATGCAAATAGCCCTCAAATGAGGGCTTGCGGTAGTGCGCAGTATGGTCCTTGACTATTATTATTCTTTACTCGTTATCTCTACACTACCATCCGCCCGAACAATGATTTTACTGGTTGCAGTGACAACCTCATATTCTTGCCCTTCTGCCAATATTACTTTTTGCATTTTTCATCATCCTTTTTAGATAAATTTGTATATAAAAAGAGACCGCCATTGGAGATCCCCTAGTATATCTGTTTTTAACATCTAGCCAAACAAATGTAGGAGGCTTTTCGGCAGCGCTCCTCCAATTCCAACAGCACCGTTCGGATGTACCACAACCCCAACGACACCCTGAAACGAATTGTTCCCCAACGTAACTCCCCCTGCTTGAATCTTGTCCTTCGAGAAATGGACAATGAAGTCAGTCTCGTTCTCCAGTCTGAATTTCACTACTACTTCATGCCCAACTTGAAGATGATAAATTTGCTTTTTGGCATTGTCGTTCGTTACCAATATCCCTGGAAGAGAATTGATAACATGTGAACTTGGATTTCCTATAGGCTCGTTTTTCAGAATTTCGAAAACTGGAATTGCACCGCCTTGGTCCAAAAACACGCTCACCTGTAATCCCGCTGCGCTTGGTTCGAGAATGAAATATCGATTACCAAATGCCAACGGGATTGAAAACTCCCCAAACTGATTACCTGAAATAATTGTCATATTATCCCTCCCGAATCCATAATTCGACGCGAGGAGGGAATAAACCTTTATCGGACGTTAGTGAACAATATGGTCCTATGATGGCTTAGAGTCTCCAGAGACGTGGGACTGAGGATAAATACCATAAGTAGGGTGCTTGGTGTCTCGCGCTCCTTTGGCTAGCCATATGATATTTGTTTTCACCTTATTTCCCAAAACCTTCTCTACACCGTTGTTCTCATTCATAATTGCTACTTGGTAATGCCAGTAGTACGGGCTGTTCATATCTGACCTTGCCGCTGTTCTCCGGAAGGCCTCGATCTTAGTCAGAAAATTCGCATCACTAAATCCTGCACCTTGATTTCCTCCACTGCTCACTTCTTGGATTGTTGGAACTATTGTTGCTGGCATTGTAGGATCTATCAAGAAACGAATAATTATGTTCTTCCAGGCGAACGTCCCGTTTGAAACGATGTACCTATAGATCGTGGCGTCGATCTCGACTAGGTGTGTGCTGGTGTCACTCAGGCCCTCAACCGATACAATTGGTTGTACAGGTTGAAATCCAAAAGCAGACCCCAATGGCAAAGACTGATGATGAAGAGTGTTTTTCGCATACTTTGCTTCGCTAACCATGTTCGCGTAAAGTTCTTCTCCAGCAAAGTAGGGATACTTATTAATATTTTGTTGGTAGCGATGTTCCCAATACGGCAAATTCTGCCCTAAACCAACGCACCCGTTGTCCACTACCGTTCCTCTTGAACTGTAGGTAATCGGTGATACGGTTACGTAATTTTCTGGTTTACCTACTGATCCCCCATTGAATGTGAGAATACCAACGTAGTGTTCTAGCATATAAGAATTGCTACGAGCTCCAGATAAATCAATCAAACAGTTCGTGAAGATACTTGGCCCTCCTCCACCAAACCAGAAAACATTGTTACTTTGATTTGGACGACCGGTGACATTCCGATTTCGATCAAGTGCCTCTGCATAGCAAGAGTCAAAATGAAATCTAAATCCCTGTGTGTGAAATACGCAATCGCCGATCTGTTCAAAAAAGCAACCTACCATCAACATTGCGTTCGATCCATGAAACCCGTCGGACGCTGAACGCCACACTTGACTTAAATATCTAAAATCACACTTAGTTATAGTGATTCCATTGTTAAATGCCGTAGCCGCAGTCCCTAAAGATCGTATGCCAGTGCCAACCAGCATGTCGCTCAGACTTGTAGGTAAGTTTCCGTTGTATGGACCCTCAAACACGCAATCAGACAAGTGCATATAGTATGTCTGTTCCAAACTAATCCCGTCACCTTTACCTACTCGAAAACCGCAGCTTGATATCTTAAAATTTCTTGAGGGAGTTGTTATTTTCATGATATTTCCGCTCGAATTATCGGGGGATGAAAAGTAAATTCCTTCTACATCTCCTAGTACTCCGAACCAATTGTTAAACTCTCCATAAGTGAACGCAAACCCGGAAGCATCATGTTCCGGTAAACTGAACACTGTCTGTCTTCTCCCCTGCCCCAGTATCCCATACTTAGGAACCTGGTAATTCCACCCGGTGTAGTAGTACGTCCCCGAATCAAACACTGCTCTTCCGTTGTTCTCGTTACAATGCATAAAAAATGCTGCAAGCTTTTCTTCGTCCACAATCTCTCCAGGCAAAATTCCAAAGTCAAAAGCCCGGATATCTATGGCAAGTCGTGACTCTATATCCGCCAACTGTTCATCAATCAACCCAAACTTAACCTGTATACCAGCATCAGTAATTGGATTTAAAATCGATTGATCTATGTGTCTGGCTTGCACCGATTGTGGTGCTAAAGCTCTGGAACTTACCGAACTAGTTCCAAGTTTTGGCTCAGTAACCGATTGTTCCGCAAGTTTAGCAGTCGTAATCAAAAGGTCCTGTAACTTATCAGTCGTGATCGTCGAATTAGCTATCTTATCTCCTGTTACTGCTGAAGCTACCAACTTACCATTGGTAACACTCAAATCTGCTAATTTAGCAGTTGTAATTAACAAATCAGCAAGTTTAGCAGCCGTAATTGTACTGTCAGCAATCTTATCATTTGTCACTGCTGATGGTGCCAGCTTAGGATTAGTGATCGCTAAGTTACGAATATGTCTTTCTACAATAGATTGATCCGGTATTGGCAAGGTCACATTAGTAACGAACGATTCATATATCGCCCAGTTATCGTTAATTGCCTGTACAATGTCTTGAATAGCTGCATCAATGACATTTGATAGTATGGTGTTACCTGGAGAAGTATTGGAATAGTACGCATTTACGTTTGTCATAGGTACATTCGGCATTCATTAACCCCCTATACCCGATGCTGTTCCCTCGATTCGGTATCTGAGGATTGTCATCGGTTCATCTCGATCATTCGAAAATATTATCTGTGCATATTTGGCTTTTTTGTGAATCTTTTTGCGTTTAGTTTGGTTCACATTGTCTGTATATCTAAGGTTGGCATACTGTGCTTCGTCGTAAGCTGACACATCATATACACCGATCTCGTTGAAGATAGCCTTGTCCAATGCTAAGGCTCCTGCACCATACACAAGCACGATATCAAGCGATGATTTAACTGTCCACATAGCTGATTCCACCTGTAGATAGTGGAAATATGAGCTTTCTCCGGTGAACTCTGCACTCAACAGCCCCGTTGCAATGTACATTTTCACCGTTGTACCTGATGATTTACCCACGTTATCCCAATCGCTGGTTAGATCCTCGTTGAACGTATGAAGTAGCCCTGTCGTATTCCCCATGTACACATTACCTTCAAACTCTGTAAGAGACTTCGTAGACCACGGCAGTCGCCAAATGTACCACTCTTGATTTTGCGTCTCATACACGAACATGTAGTGTGTTGTATCGCGGTCTATAGCGACTAGTAAGCGTCCGTTTATGGAGTCGAAAGAAGCAACTGCAGCAGCCTTTTCTGCATCTGTGAAACGGTACTTATTGAAGTCGATCTTATTATCCATGAGGTTACGAGTGCTGTATTGGCGTGTACCGGACGTTTCAACGTCATTAACACCTGTATCGAATATCTCATTTACACCGTTATCAGACATGTACGCGATTGTTTGCTGTCCTGTAGGGTATGTGATTTTGCAATAACCTCTGGATGAAATGTTGCCATTAGATGTATTGAGGTACTGGTTTGCTTTGAATGAGTTGGTAGATACTCCATCATCAAACGTTTCACCTGTGATTACACCCCAATGTCTTCGCATGGGTATCAAGCATAAGCCGCCAAATGATATCCCCGGTCCCGTTACATAGTCGTTATCAGCAATAAACCGGAAATACTGAACGCCACCTGGGAAGTAATCGTAATGATATCGCTTGGAGTACCATATGAGATCGGTTCCGTCTGAAACAAATACATGACCTGTAAACACCCAAATATATTTAATTCCTCGTGCGTTGATTGTTGCTAGTGTGTTCGGCGGCAATATGCTTGGATGTGTTGGGTCATAACCCGTATCATCTGCCGCAGGAACTACGTTTTTCACTTCTGTTCCTGTATACTGCTGCAAGCTACCTCCGCTGGTTAACAAGAGGTTAGACACCTCTGCAAAGTCTGTGTATCCGACTCCAAACACGTTGGAAGAGGTGAAAGCGTTAGTCATGGTCTGCGCCGTGAGTGCTGATGCGGAATACTTGTACAATGTATTCCCCGATACAGCGAATAGGTCAGGCGCTACGCTCGATGCTGCTGCTTTATAAGACATGAGACATGTTAACGGCTGTCCTAATGCAGATGATGTAACAGGTACGCTACCAGGACGCTTTCCGATGGTGTCTATGGACTTTAAACAGGCATCAAGCGCCAACCTGTGTGATCCCTGCGGTAGTTGACCGGGGTTAAGAGCGCTATTCATGCCAAGTGACGGTGTAATCTCGATTGCAAAAGGTGTCTCTGCCATGACTACACCTTCCTACTGTAGAAGTATTTAGCATCTGCTTGGCTTGGCACCATACCACCGCTGGATACTCCGCGACCTGCTGTATTCGCAAGCAATACGATATCCCAATAACCGTCCGCCAGTCCGTAGTAGTGGTTTACCAGATCCTTGGCTGTTGGGCGGCTCTCTAGGATCAATCCAGCCACGTAGTAACATAAACCCATGCTACCAGCGTCTGGGAACTCTACACGGCTCTGTAGAGAGCTGACAGTTGATGGATAGGCTAGGTACTGTAAGATGTGCTCACCTTGTGGCAATGGGTTTGTAACTAACGCATACCCTTTGATTGTGATGTTTGTGTTCGTTGCTTCTCTCCACCATCCGCGAGTATCGGCGTAGGATACACGTTTCTGCATATCTCTTCCCTGAGGATCCAATATTCGAAGTGGCGAGTACATGTTGGTTATTGGCGCACCACCAACCGTGAATATTTGCAGACCATCAGACGAAATGTAGATCGCATCAGAGTCTTTTTGTTGATAGGCAAGGTGCACTAATCTCCGCAAGCCTTGGTTGAGGTACTGGAAGATGAACGAGTTCTGAACGTTGTCTTCGTCACCGATCTCTTCAAGGAAGGACTCAGCTAGTTTTTTGATGGTTGGGACTAAATCTCCGGCTGTTAGCACGGTGTCACCTCCTAGTTACCACAGGTTCACCGTTCGACCTCTTGTGGCTTTGTTTTTGCGCTGCATGTCATTAGCGAAGTTCAATTTACCTTCCTGCCACCTTACTAAATAACGATCAGATATCGTTTTGTCCTGTATCTGAAGCGTCGGTAACAGCAGGATCATTCCAGAAGCATAGGTTGAAAGTAAGTCATGGTATTGCGAGTCTATTTCAGGCACATCAGAGTCATTGACTAACTGCGTGGCGTATTTGTAGTAGTAATGTGTGAGTTCCTTCGATTGCTGCGGAACAGGTTTGATAATGATATTACCGTTCTCTATGGTGTATCCAAATCGATTCTCGGTGATATCAACCAGTTCATAAGGTATTGCACAGTTTTGATCGGTGGTATCGAGCAGCTGACCGGGAGACTTGAAATTATCAGCTAAAGTATACGTATCTGTGCCAGGAACGAGCGATAGAGTCTGAACACCACGAAGCTTAGCGATCTCCACCAACTGGTTTAAAGCGTCATTAAGCAAATTGTCCATATGATACGTTTCTGTGTACAATCCACTAGTTGCATGGAACACGCGTTGTCTGAGTTCACCCAATGTAGGCACGGTTACACCCCATTTACATATTGAGATACGCCACTTTCGCGCCCATAATCATACGCATTTATGAAAGCTCGTTTGGATTCACGAGCAAAGTCATGAGATAACGATTCAATGAACGCTGCTTCGTCGCGTTCAGCCTTTTCTTCAGCTTCTTTAATGACTTGTTGTGCGCTGAATCCCGGTGCGTGTATCTCTCGAATTCTGGTATATACCCTTGCATCCATGGTAGGAAGTCCAATCTGAGGAATCTTCATAATGGCCATCTCCATAACTCCATCCATTACAAGCCATGTACCGTCTTTTGGGTTCCACATAAGGTATAAATCTGGGTCATACTCCTGCAATCTCTGTTCGATATTATTTATGTCGTTCAAAAAAACTCTCTGATATCCATCTGCATAATGTCTGTTCATAGATCCTCCTAAAAAGAAAAGGAGAGCCGAAGCCCTCCATAGTGTTTTAGTATCCTGCTGGGATATTGATATCTTTAAGTGCTGCATAAGCATTACGAGCATGGCACACAACGGTGTAGTACCAGAATGCCGTGGCTTCGTATTGAGGGGTATTAGAAACGCGGTTAAACATCGAACCATCTTCATCCAGCCAGTTTAGTTCAGATGTTTGATAGATGTTAATGTCATTCCAGTTACCAGCAAAGATCGTTTTATCAGGCATGTATTTATCTACAACGATCGGCATGCCATCGAATTCAAGTGCTGTATAGCCACCTTCTAGTTGCATAGGGTTAACGTATCTCTTATTTGCTGTCAATACAGCCTCATATGCTGCACGTACCCCATGACCTGCTGCCATCCATTCAACCTTTTTACCTGATGCCAAGTCAACAAAGTCTACCAATTGGCGAAGTAGTGCATCAGAGATTGCGCGACCTGTACCTGCAGGTGATCCGGACAAGATGGTAGATTTCCACCAAGTGTGTACCGCTGGATCAAGAGTTTGAAGAGTCGCGGTGTCCGAAATAATACCAGACAGCCCCATTGGGTCGAGGTTATACGTTCCTTTAACTACCGGAAAATCCGTTGCAGCTGTCGTTACTGCGGCACCATCTACAGTAATTGTCTTTGCTACAGGGTTAATGGCCGTTACAGTTCTTCCAGCAGCCGAAATAGTACCTCCAGTATTCATAATGTCGATAACCTGACCAATGAAGAACGCTTTAACATTATCGACAGTAAGCGTATTAACTGCGGTATTCACTGCAAATGTTGCCAGTTTACCAGATCCATCACCGAAGAATGCACGTTGCACATAGTTTTTGGTGTCTGTAATCAGTCCATCGACTTCAGCAGACATCTCTTTCACATAAGTGGCAGCATCTTTTTTAGTTGCTTGAATGGCTGCGTTAGTTACTTGCAAACGTCCATGAACGTATCCAACGTTACCTTTTGACTTTTTGTATTGTTGATTACCAGCAGTTGGTAGTGTACCTGCCTCCGTACCTGAACCAACACCGGAGTTACGTCCAAAGTGGTGTGAGATGGAAAAGTTTTCACCGCCGCCACTAAGAGTCTCAGCTTTTTTCATCAGCATCATAACAAAGTAGTTAGCGCCATTATTTACTTGCTCCCGAATCTTCGGAAGATAATCTATTTTCATTGCGTCTGCTAGTGTTGTTAATGTACCTGCCATTTGTCATTTCCCCTTTTATTGTGATTGATTTGCTGCGTTCATCCTAGCGACAATCCGTTCGTTAATATCCTTCCAACCCATCTTGCTAGTGTCTTCATTGACCACACCTGGGCTTCCACTACCCTCAACACGTGGTGCTGCCTTACTTTGCAGATACTCTTTCACAGCCGTTTCTTTAGCTGTTGTGAGCTGCTGCTTGTACTCTTCCGTCTTCATTGCGTTGTAAGCAATATTGAATTTACGTTCCACCAATTCTGGGTTTGTAACATCAGATATAATGATTTCGTTTTCGATCATGAACTTATTGAGGTCGTCTTTGCTGATGTCCTTGCCTTCTGCGAACTTGTCTGCTGCATCCCAGAACAACTTGTTTGTGTATTCTTTGACCTGTTGTTCTTCGAGCTCGTCTGCTCTCGCTGACTTAGCTTCAAGCGCTTCGAGACGTTTCTGCATCTCGGGAGTGGTTTCGTTCTTCTCAGCCCGTTTTTGCAATTTTTCCATTTCGATGGTTTCTTTGAGCGTCATTGCGTCTGCACCATTAAGCTCCTGCATGTATTCGCTCAGCTCTTTATGCGTGTCATAATCCTTGTATTTCTCAGAAACTTCCTTCTGCCATTTATCTCGCTCAGCGGCTAAACGTTTGGCAAAGGCTTTTTCGAAGTTGTTTTGCTTCTCAGGTTCGGCGGCAACCTCTTCATTAGCGCCCGTTTCGGAAGTTTCCACATCTTCAGTTATTTCACTAGACACCTCGGCGGCAGGTGCATCTTCTACGCCCGTTTCAACTGCAATCTCATCCTCGGAAAACAGTTGTAAATCAAGTTTTAAACGTTTGTGCATGATGGTTCTCCTTTCTATGCGGCGACCATAGATGATTAACGCCCGACGAAATGTGAATATAGAATAGGACCCCAAAGTCTCATTAGGGTCCTGACGGTAAATATTTGGTTAATGACCACTTGCAGTACGCATCTGAGCGCTCTGAATGGCTGTTCTAGCCTTCATTAACTCACCTTGCATAGTTGATTCGTTGTCCATCGTTTTAAGCTCTACGGCTCTCTGGTGCTGTTCCTTCGATTGTTGTTCCTGTTGTTGGCTTTGTTGCTGTTGAGCTGCCATCTCTGCCTGTTGCTGTGCAATGATTGGTGCTTGCAGTGCATCCATATGTTCCTGAACGTGAGCATCAACTAATGCTTGCATCTCAGGAGGTAACCTCTCGTAATCGCTGGACTTACGGAAGATATTATGGTTGTAAATGTGTATATCGTGATCGTAGAAGTCCCTAACAATCGGCGCTCCCGGTATCGGCTGTGGCGGTTGAACTTGCGGTGGTGGAATCTGCGAAGGATCTCCACCTATAGACTGTACCTTCTGGACGGTTTGCTGATACAACTGATCTTGTTGGCTGTAAGCATCCTTTGCTTGCATGTACGTTTGTACCATTTGCAAGGCTTGTGGATTCCCTCCCATTTCCTGAAACGTTTTATTCTCCATCTTGGATTTGTTCTCGTCCAATTGGTTTTGTTCAAACAGCTCAGTAGAATCGCCCAATCCCATGAGTTTCAGGAATGTGTTAGCGTCAGGAGCACCTTCTTTCGTGAGAATTGCATTAGCTGTCCACATCGTCATAATGCGGTCTTGCTGAGCGCTTTTCATCTCTGGAAGGCTAGAACCTTGGATGATATTGATATCTTCCTCGCCACTGAGATCAGAACCAGTGAAACTAACGAGTTCAATTTCATCATCAGGACCTAAGATGCGTCCTAAACGTTCCTCAGTGTAATGTTTCTTCATGAGCTGAAGCACACGCTTTAACAGCTTCTTCATGCCGCGTTCATAGTTTTGAGAGGTTACCGCAAGCTTCTCATTCTCCTGCTCAACCATGAGCGCAAGACCTGACGCTGTATCCAATCCAGCTGGCAAAGCACCTTGTGAGATTTCACGCACACCGGACATATCATCTATGAGCCTGTTGTAATACTCAATTATGCGATCAAATCCGTTTGGAACATCAGCACCAGAAACGCGATCAACCTTACCGCCTGTTGCAGCGTTGAAATGGATGATACCGCTGATTTCATCGTTTAATTCTTCTTCATCCACGTTTGAACCGATTGGCACCAGCCACTTTGTTCCGCCCATCTTCTTCAGGTTAGTGGAGAACATAGTAAGCGCAATGTTTAAACCGCGTTGGATCGGCAACATAGCTTCAAGAAACGACTTATACAACGGCGAACCCGGAACCGGTATATCACCGAACAGGATATATGGATGCTCACCTGCACTTTCGTCCTTATCCAAGAACTCACTTCGTGTGGTAGTGACCTTTAATCCTTTTGGGTACTTTTTGCACGGCTGCATCCACATTTCTCGGACCATGACCATGTTTTTATTCTTACGTGTGCTGTCTACATATCCACTATTACTGATATCGAATGACGGTGCATATGTGACTGTCTCATCAGGCGTGACTTTCTTGCCATATTTCTCTTCAACGTAATCAATATCACGCGGCTTTTCTTCCACAACCCATCTGATTTCATCATCTGAAGTAGCAGCAGGGTCAATGAACAACGTGAGTGGGTCGCATATACGGCAAGAAATCTCACCAATGTTTATAGTCTGCTGACCTTCTTCGTATCCTGGTTCATCCTCATTCGGAGTAATGTCCGTACCTGCTTCGGGATCGAAAAACACTTTAGCAGCGGCATAACCTTTGACACCACTGTTTAAGAAGATATCACGCGTCTTTTTATCCATTTCCTCAGTGTCCCACCAGTAATGAACGAACTTCGTCGCTGCTTTTGCCACTTCAATGCGTGTTTGATCGCCCGTGTCCGGTGTTACATCGTACTTGATACGGTTCTTCGTCTGCTTAGCAAGCTTCGTCTGTACACGCTGCTGCAGGACGTTATGAGTTATGCGTTCCTGCCCATCATGAGGTAAAGCGTGGATGCTATGAGTGTGTTCATTCCATCCTATCCACTGATTTCCAATGTAGTAGTTGAGGTTGATAAGAATCTGCTTCCGGATAGCCCAATTCTCACCTTGTTTTTTCTTTTCCTCGACCTTACTGACCCATTCAGAATCAGTTACTTCTTTTTTTTCTGTAGACTCAGCTTTTCCTTTAAAAAGCTTCAACAAAGATCACCCCCTCTCAATGTGCGGTGTTATTCCTGTTTTCGCGTCCTAGTCTTTTTAGGTTGATCTGTTGGCGTAACTACAATCTCATACCCTTCTATCGTTAATTCCTCGATCTGCACAGGCAAGAACGCGAATGTTGGGTCAACTTCTTCTTTGCGCTCGATCATATCCTCCAATGACTCAGCAGCAGCATATTCCAATGTGTTACCTATCTCTAATTTGAATAATTTCATTACACAACCTCCAACTTGATAGTTTCTTTCGGCTCTTCCTTCTGCGCTTTGATAGCCCTAACCTCAGCTTGCTTCAGGTGGTCGAAGGAAGGAGCTTGAATCCGGTCTAGCAACTGTTGACGCTCCGAATTCCATTGATCCTTTTCTTTACGGTGTTCAGTGTCCTTACGTATATCTACATGCACCGCATAGCCAATCACAGCTATAAACATGGTGAGCATGATGTACATTTCCATCAGACTGCCTGACCCCCTCTCTTTGGTCTTCCTTGCTTGGCTATGTTGCGTCTTACACGTGCTTCTGAACTATCATCGTACTCCTGCGGGTTCTTGGTACGATCCTTGAAGTCCATGCACTCAATATTCATGGCATAACGCACCATATCAATACTGTGATTGTTCTTGTCTGGGTAACCACTCTTGAAGTTACCATTTGCATCCTTCTCAAGCTCATAGGTCAGAAACTCTCTTGCTGTATCTGGACACCTGTGATCGTCTATGATGATACTCTCCAAGCTCTGGAGAAACTTGATGCCGTAATCAATGCTATCAGGACCCTTTTTGACTCCCGCGACCTTTGCACCGTACTGAGCCAACTCACTGATTGACTTGGGTTCGGCAGAGTCTGCAAATACTAGCTCATTGTCCTTGTTCTCAACTCTCATGTGATCGTGGTACAGCTCGTAGTTACTCATGCGGTACTTGTAGAGCTCGAAGAAGATGTACAGTCGCTTATGCTTGCGGTCGTAGTGCATAGCTCCGTAAGATAGTGGATCTGGTCCATAACCAAAATCAAGACCTCTACGGATGTTGTAGAAGTCTTCTATCTCTTCGTCGCTTATTCGTCTGATCTGTACGTTATCGAATACCTCGCCGCCTGTACCTGTGATGTTACCAAGATACTCATGCTCATATGCTGCTGGCTTCGTGTCCCTGAGGTGTTCAGCCTCAATGAGGAATTGTTCTCCTAGCCACTCTTTAGGCACGCTTAAATAGTTCGTGTGTACGGCTAGCCGATCATCACGTGTATATTTAGATTCAGTGTTAACCCAGTTGTTAGCGCTCTTTGGTGGGTTGTAAGAGTAAAACACTGTGAATTTAGGACCACCACGCATTAACGACTGGTTAATCATCCGAACTTCTTCCATACTTGTAAACTCGTCGAGTTCTTCGTACCAAATATATTTGCAATATCCCTTTACATACTTTAAGCCTTTAATCTTCTTCGGCTTGTCAGCACCACGAAACCGGATCTCTTGTCCGGTAGGCTTATACGTGATTACTAGTTTTTCTCCAGGTACTTCCCAGTAGTCTTCTACGCCTAATGCGGCAATCGCCCATTCTAACTGGTCTTTAACGGAATCATTCAGGGTATCTTTAACTTTGCGAAGCACCACTGCATTCGCCATTGGATCTTCCATGATCCCTAGTATGATCTCTATAGAAATGACAGAAGACTTTGTGCTTCCTCGCCCACCACTTAACCAGAAATGCGTATACTTGCCATCTACAATGTCCCAATGAACGTCATAAAAGGATGGGGCGATTACGTTAGTTAATTTTGTTGTTACGAGGGATGTCATTTACAATAGTCACCCCCATACTACCTTCGTGTTTCAACTCCTGTTTCGGAGTATAGACATTTCCCATTTCCAGAATGAGTTTTCTATCCTGATGACACTTTGGATCATTAACACCAAAAAATATAGTTGCTTTGATAATATCTCCTATGCTGCTCTTAACCAGATCTAGCTGAAACTGGTTGTAGTACTTTACAAAATCCTGCTTTTTGAACATTTTGTAATACGCCTGCCTACTGATTCCAATCAGTTCACAAACCTGTGAGATATTCAAATCTCGATTCTCCGGATTAGATAAGGCTTCGATCAGCTTCATTTCGTTTCCGGTTGGCTTGTATGTGTCAACTTGTGTCACTGTCTCGGCCATACCATTCACCTCCACCTAAATTTGAATTACCTTATCATCCACAGTAATGTGCGTCATACTCGCCCTACTAAGACAGTCCACATACGTCCTACGAAGCATATTCTTATACACCTCTTGCCTAGCCTTTATGATCTCATCATCTACCTTCGCCAACTCATTCATTAACAACGTACGTTTATGAGTAAGCTCTTGTAGGTTCATACACTACCTCCTCGCATACAATAGGCTGTTATGATATACATGAGTATTAGTGTGATGTATAGGTATCTAATGTCTTTGGACACTGTTATGCGGTCTCCACTTCGTTAAGCGTATTCGGTCGATACGATGTAAAAGAAAGGCCGGCTATAAGCCGACCTCGTTTCTGTATGATTCAAGTGCTTGTGAAATTTCATTATGAACATCGTGACCGCTCTTTTGAGACTCGAACAATAGAAGCAGATAAGTATAAATCTTGTCACTATTAGATATTTCATTTACATTTCTTATTCTTGCTTGATCAAAATTTTGCGAATATTCATCTCTATCAGAATAGAAACAATCCTTAACAATTCTTGCATCATCAGTAACAAAAAATTTACCATTTTCGGTTATGACCTCAACCATTGGATTTGAACTCGTTAACACGATTTGTTCCACTTTTCATCATCCTCTTCATCGTATTGGTAAAACAAAAAGAGCAACGGCGATAACCGTTACTCTTACGTTTGATGCGTTCGCATCTATATGCAATCCTCTCAGCCGACCGGGATATCCCCGATCCTTGGTTATCCATCTGGTGCTGAGTGGTTGTTGCTAAAAAAGTAGCGCCGACCCGTAGCAATCGACGCTTAGTAAGGAGTGAATAGTGAGGGAATGAGAAGAAACAGAGTGGGCGACGACTGCGCAATTAGCTATCTGGCGCCCATGCCCATGTTCCTTATACTACAATTCTAGCATTTAGCTTGGGTAATTTGTGGGCAATAATGGGTAAAAAATGGGGAATTATGCTGATGGTCTGAGTTCTTCAAACATGTAATCCAAGTTGTTTATCTCCATGTAATCCTTACTGATCGGCAGCAACGCTTTGCATAGGCTGTTAATCGCCTTTTTATGCTGGGTTGATACTGTCTTTCTGTCCTTGTGAAGCTTATCTGCAATCTCCCCAAGATTTAACCTGTTACGTTCCATATATTTATCGCGAATGATTGAACGTTGTTCGTCACTCAGAACAAAATCTACTGCTGATTCAAGTAGACCTACAACACGCGTGTATCTTTCCCTGTCATACCATGTGTTGTAATTGCTGATGTGTAGAGGCTTTCTTTCTTCATACACGTTGCGGTTTGTGTATCTGAAGTCTGTATCTGTTCCAAGGTTCATCAATGCAAACTTATAGGAACGATAATCCATTAGCAACTTAATCACTGTGTTGTTGTCCATGTTCTCCCTCCTCTTCGATTACTTCTAAACTCTCAACGCTGTAAGGTATTCCTACGTTCATCCCATCTAACGCAACAAATATCCACGGATGTGAGATGCGTATCACAGTTCCTTTATTACCCGACTTGTGTAGTACTCTATCGCCTTTTTCCATAGTGGGAGATAAGGCAGCCGTTAGGCTACCTCTCCAACTTGCTTATAAGTATGTCCGATGCCTTGGTTCGCTTCGATTGTGGCAACTCTTGCGGCGAGTTCGTTAAATTCTTTCCGCGTAATTGTCTCTCCAGCCACGTCTGATGACTCTTCAGCCAATCCACCGACTGTGCCTGCGCTGTCCTCTTGAAACGGTTGAACCGTTACAGGCTGTTCCTCCATTTCCAAAACCCCTGGGCTATCTGTATCCACTTGCTCGGCTTCTTGTTTGGCGAGGTATTCGGTTCGAAATGTATCAGCCTGTTCCGGCGAGACCTCTCTATATTTCGACTTTTGAATCCATGAAAATCGGATGGTTTCTCCAGTTTCCGCGACTTCAGCTAGATAAAAACTTTTTGCTGGCTTGGTATCCTCATCCCATCTGAGGTTGTAAATTGGGGTCAATGTGTATTGGATAGATTGCTTATATGCTTCTGCCTTTGCTTTCAGATCATCGGACCCACTCACAACCTGTGTAGCTGCTCTTGCTCCGATAGCCTTTTCAATTTGTAGATCATTAACTTCACTCTTGAGACGCTCAATTTCTGCATTTGCAATTTCTAACTCAGAGGCAGCAGCATCTCTCTTAGCGATCAAATCTTTATTTTCATCAACCAATCCATTGTGAGCAGCTTTTAACGCTACGTATTGTTCGTTCTTAACTTCAACACTTTCACTCAAAGCGTCATTTTGTTTTTTGAGATCTGCGATTACCTTAGCTGATTCTTCTTTGGCCGCCTTCAACTGTTCCAGCATCTTCGCATCTTTTCCGTCGATAAAGCTTTGCAGACCTTGACGCAAGATATCATATGCTTCTACGCTAGCCGACAACTGGCTGATACTCAATCCTTCTATTTCCAAAGTATCTAGCAGATACGCCGTTCTAACCTTAGTTTCTTCGACAAGCGTAACGTGCTCCTGTTCAATAGCTTCTGACTGCTCTTGCAACTTCATCCGGTATTCGAGGTCGGATATCTGATTCGTGATCATATTAAGCTCGTCCAGCAAAGCAGCTGCATTCCCGACCTTCTCGCCGTTGTTGACTGCAACAATATTGTTTTCGATCTCACTTTTCTGCTGCTTCAACAGTTCAATTTCCGTTACGCTCATTTGTCAAATCTCCTTTTAGTCCGTATATGATCTTATACTTCTATTTTATCATTAGTACCACTATAATGGTACTTTTTTCTTACATTTTCGCGATATTTTACGCACTTTTATTATCTGACCGACCATCCATTATTGGCGCTCTAGGAGGCTCACCACGCGCTTTCTGTTCCTTGGCATGTATTTGGTTGTCCACTGGTATAATCGCGCCTGTGAGCCTACCTGTAGCGTCTATGCGAGCAAGTACGCCGCCTAGGTTGATCCATGCCGCCATCATGCGATCCACTCCTCGATAGTGACCACTATTTTCGGTTCGTCTGCATAGTATTTGTTTGTTATGAGTCCGACTACTTGGTTATCATCCAGGTAAGCAATTTTATTAAGTGAGTCCATCACGCCTTTTGCAGCATTGTCTATGTCTGGCTTCACTACTGGTCTATACTTTCTTTCTTCTGCTAGTTGTCGATTGACTTTACTCGTTCTCTTTGGCAGTTGGTAGTAAAAGTCCGCTGTTATGACGATCGGTTCTAGTAATGGCTTCTTGATGTGCTTCTTGGCTTCATATCCCAAAATTCGCTTATAAGCCAGATACCTTTGGGCATTCTCGTCTTTCCACTTCCCCTTTTGAGTCATTCTTACCGCGCCCATTGGCTTTATCTTGATCTCGAACCGCACCATGCTTACCACTCCCTTTCTTGCCTGACATGTAGTGGTTCTTATTCCGGGGCGTTGGATTGTATGGTCCATACTTCTCCCAATCCTCTGCTGTCATTTTCCATGTGGTGACTTCACTGTGTACTGTCTGCCGATTCGGTGGTGGAAAGGTGGATACTACTGGCATTGGGGATATACGACGGTGACGTTTGATTCCACTACTCATAATTGATTACCTCGCTTTCGGATTGTAATAGTGTCTTGTTCCTCTCTTTATGGGGAGCAGATAACCTTTTACGGCTACCGGCTCCGCCTGAGTATTTCGGTCGAATCGTTGCCCTTCGGCCTATTCCCGGACTTTATATGTTTTCATGAGTTCTTTCGATATCTTTGCAGCCTTATCTCCGTCAATGTGTCCTTCATCTGCAAGGCATGATGTCAATGCCATAGTCAGCGCGGCAATGCTTCTGGTTTGACTTTCAATGAGCTTAAGCAGTTCACGATCTTTTTTTCTGAACATATCCTCTTCTCCCCCTTATACCTCTATTAGTTCTGGATTATCTATCGCGTTACCAACTACCACGGTTTGGCTCAACTGTCCGTCTGATTCAAGTCTGTGGTATTGGCTAGGATTCCGGGTGAATACCAAGTAAGCGCAATGTTCCTGTACCCATTCAACTTCTCCAATTCCGTTTTCGTCTTCTACCAGATCGTGGCTGTAAACCTCTCGTCCATTCTTGTCAGTAAGCCCGATGAATTGCCCGACCGTTTTCGGATCAACCTGCCATTTGTGCCAGCTTTTATGGTCGATGATGTGCGTATCACCCTCGCTGCTTATTACTAAGCTGCCATACATCCACTCGCCGTTTTTGCGTCTACCGCGAAATTTATTCTCTCTGCCCATCGTGTATCGTCTCCTTTGATTGGGGTCTCAGCCCCCTTATAAGTTAAGTACAGCCAATAATGCTGCTTTACATATGGCTTCAGGCGCAGCATTTGCATAGGCGACATTTTGATTTTTGCCTACGATAACTCGATATTTTAATTCTGAGTGAGAGAATCCAGTTTCGTTAAATGTGACCTGATGCGTCTTGTGTTTTCCTAGCACTTCCCATGCTGCGGATATGTCTGTTGACCAGTCCTTGTCTCCATATACAGCGTGTTTCATTGGATCAAGGTCTGAATATTGGATCACTGAGTAACGGTCCATTTGTGACTTCCAATTTTGTGAGCGTTTATAAGGCTCACTTTCTCCGGGCTTTTGAAAAGCGACTATAAGATAATCACCGCGCTGTTCCGCCCAAGGTATCCAATTAAAAACGTGCTCCTGTATCCACCGATCTAATTTTCTGCCTGATGACTGGTTCAGTATCTCTTCCCTTGTGAGTGTCATTGCGGCTTCACCTTCCCGTAATTGTCATAAGAAACTGATATGCGCCAGATATTCATATCCCAACCTAACGGTACTCTCCGAACCTGAAACATTCTGAAATCCCCTTTCTCCCATCCACTACCGAATACGAATGATAGATACTTTGGCTTTAATGGTGTGCCCCAGCTGAGTGTCATTGGTTATCTCCTTCCTTGACCTTCCCATTTTCAACAATAACGATCCATCCACATTTACATGTCCGTCGGAAGACCTCACCTTCGATATTTACAGTACCCTCCCCGCCGCCAACTCTGTCGTTTCCACAGCTTGGACATTGGTTATATTTCCGCATGAGATTTATTGATTCAATAGCATTCATGATCTATTCGTCCTCCTTGGGTGCTGGGGTATCTGGGTAAAGGGTGGACATAGCCTCTTGAAGAATTCCGTACATCATCGGAGCTGCGGTATCTCCACTCTGCCATAGGTGATATTCGTTCATTGCCATTTCTATCGTTTCTTTAAGCATCTTGGCTTCTTGGAGCCAGTAGGATGCAATATGTGAACCTAACGCACCCATCATCCGAGATTGAATGTTGGAATCCTCTTTCAGTTGTTCTTCCTGACACATCTCCATATCCTTTTGCCAGTCCCTTTGTGTCATTGGGCTTCCTCCCCTACTGCTTCAAATCCACCACAAGACGTTAAGTCATCTTCTAAATAATCTGTCTTAGGCGGATCTCCTTCCCATACTGGAAAATAAGGCCTCGTTGTACAGCAACGCTTTCCATCTTTCATGTAAAAGAACCTGCAATCTTCGCACTTATCGACATGAGCGTCAGGGCCTTCATTGTAGATTTCAGCGCAAGCTTGGCTGTCAGGAAATACAAACATGCAAGAGCTGCCACTTACCGAACATGTAGAACCGTTAAATGCTGAACATTCCACGTTATATCCTCCTTTTGGGAGAGGAGGGCTATTAACCCTCTCTGTCCCTGATTCTTCGGATTATCCCTCAATCATTGAAGTTCTCTATTTCTTTGCCGCAAACACGACATACTTGAATGTGATGCCACACCCATGAGTACCGATGCCCAAATATTTTGCAGATGATCCACCTCAAATCGTGTTACCTCCTTCTAGGGTTGTATTTTCGTACTGTGCAATAGAATATTTTTTCTTCTTAAAGAGATACTAATCAAAAATTGTTTATTTCACAGGAGGCAACAATGCTGAAAAAACTAATAATTCTCTTTGTTTTTTGCTTTATAGCCGTTGGAATTTCTCCATATGCTGCCGTAGCATCAAATGATCTCTACAAAACACCTACATCAAAACAATCTGATCAGTGGAAAGTTGAAATCAAAAAAGTTGAGAAATATACCTCCAAGATGTCAAAACCTCGTGAAAATGAAAGTGAAATGTACAACATTATCATCACCAATATCGGAGCTGGATTAGAAAATGTCGTATTTAACTCCTATAGAGATGAACCAAATACCCAAACAAAGTATGGATTAAGCATTTCAGACGATCATCATAAGAATTTTAAACATGGTGAGTTAGTCGACTTTTCTAACTTCCCTATTTCAGTTGATTCAAAGGAACTTCAAATCGAAATTAGCTGGTACGGAAAACCTTCAAACAACGAAACCCATCATAGAAAGTACAAAGAAACCTTTACTTTCACACCAGAAAAATAATAGAAACTTGTTGGGCACTTCGGTGCCCTATTAGTTCACAGTTTGCGTCCACTCTGCCTTTGGGAGAGGAGGGATACTCCTACTCCCTTAATGATCTGAATGATCTGTTACGGCTCGCGCCTATTCGGTCGTTACGGGGGCCTGACGGCCTCAAAAGTTCATTATAGGCTGTATGCACTGTATACGATTTCTTGCTAATTCTGCATATTTAGAGTCCTTTTCAATTCCAATAAAATTCCTGCTGCAGCTTAGCGCCGCCACCGCTGTCGTCCCACTTCCAAGACAGTTATCCAAGATCGTATCCCCAACGTTGCTAAATGTTTCAATCAGATAAAGGAATAGCTCAATTGGCTTTTGAGTTGGATGTTCTTTGCCTTCCTGCTTGGCGTAAACATCAATTATCGTTGTGGGATGGTAAATATCATTCACCTTGTCTAATCGTTCGAACTTTCCGTAGTTAGAACTCATATGCCCTGTAGCCTTTTTTCTCATTTTCCCTTTTCGCATCTGAGGGTTGTACGTGTAATTTCCGTTCGATGATTTCGAAAATATAAGGATATCCTCATGGATTGAAAGTGGCATCTTATTAGCATTAAGAAATCCAGTGCCTAAGCGTTTATCCCAAACCATGCTGTACTTGAAAAGTTTTATATTCGAAGTAACAAGAAGGGATGTGAATGGCTGCTGAGCCGTTAAGACAATTACTCCATCGTCTTTTATGATCCGCTCATATTCAGACCATAGTTGATCAATAGGCAGTATACTGTCCCATTTATTTTGTGTTTTCCCATATGGCAAGTCACATAAGATCATATCTATACTGGCAGACTTGATTTTCGGAAATACATCGAAGCAATCCGCGTTAATGATCTGGTTCAGCATGTATGCCTCCTATTCTCGTGCCCCCTGTAGCGTGATATATGCCGCCTCTGCCCTCTCTCGGGGGCAAATTTTTGTCTTATCCTTTACTTGTGTCATGACTTACCCTCCCTGTACCGCTGATCTCTTTTATCTTGGCATTGCTTGCATACCCAAGTGCTACTATTTAAGCCACCGCAGTCTACACAGGTACATTCCCCGCCTTCCCTAGTGCTTTGCGGTGCCTTGTCGCTCCCTTCCTCAACCAATTCACCCATGCTTCCACCACTCTCATACCAATCAATCACCTTTTGTTGTCTGGCTATGGTCTGCTGTGCCTCTGCCAGTTCAACTTTGTATTCATCCCTCTCTACTGATATGGGGTAAACACTGTCTCGGCTGGCTTGAAGCTTAACTTCCAAACGTTTGTTTTGTTGTTGCGACTCTTCTAGAGCAGCCAGCAAGTCAGATGCCATCAATGCAGGGATTAAGCCCATTTGCTTCGCTGTCTGTTTGATCTCTTCTATCCGTTCTGGTGTCATATTTTATATCTCTCCTTCGTTGTTAGAGGATGTATTAAGGGCTTTACGGGCGATTTCTACGCAATCAGTTAGCGCAATACCTGCGTCTCCTAAATGAACAAATTCATATTTGTACGAATGATTATAATTAGCGGCAATATCTTGTAGGGCTTTGTCCTTTTCTTCTAGGAGAGAAAGTAGGTGATTCATTTCATCCACTGTCATGATTACACCGTATAAGTTTGGATCAGCGTTGAATGATTTCACTCTCTCTTTGATCTCTGTTAGTTTACTCATAGGAACCCCCTATACCTGTTTCGGCTGCCGCTACGCTAGGTGATTCGGTCGAATTGATGGCCTTCGGAAGTTTATCATCAAGCGATGTATCTACCACTTTCCAGAGGAACATAGTTTGTTCAGGAGTTAGTTCACCTCTTACAAGTTCAAAATTATATGGGTTAGCGTAAGCATCAACTATTAGTTTTTCAAAGTTATTTGCTCGGCTCCTTGTTCCATACTTTTCATTCGGATGTTTATACCTGTACTCAAAATAAGATCCGCATCCTTCTGTGTCATACAGATGTTCCAGTGCCTCAAACATCGTTTCGAACTGTTCTCCGTCTTCAGTTTCATACATCTGTTTTTGATGGATATTGGTCCAGCCGATATCATCAACATGACGTTTGATATTTCCAACAATTTCTTCGCAAAGTCTGTATTCCTCACGCGGTGATCTACTTTGACCGCCGATTCTTACAAAACCAAAGTCTCCTGCATTTCTAGCGTTAATTTGAATCTCACACTCATTCGTTTCTATTGTTTTAATTTTCATTTCCTTCACTCTCCTAATTTTTTTCTCACAACGCTGTCTTCCCACACCGCTTACACCGCTTGTGCCATCTCCGCATGTTGTAGTCGTACTTGTGGCCGAATAGTCTACATAGGATTTTCATGGGTCTCACGCTTGGCATTATGCTGCTTCCTCCTCTTCTGCATCTGCAATGCTAGGATCCATTCCGAATGCTTCTAGTCCGCGCCGCCACCATTCCCGGAAGTCTTCGTCGTATAGGTCGTAGTCGTGGATTGGTTTGTTCATTGGTTTATAACTCCTTGTACATGATCATTGCTGTCACATAAAGTTGATTGTCACATGCTGGATCAGTTAGCATCTGGTACTTGATGTCAACTACTTCAATGGATACTGTCTGGATAAATTTGTTTATGTCGTGTTCTATATCCCCGATGCAGTTACCATCTACGAATAGTACTTTCACTGTTCATCCATCCTCTCTTATTTAAGACGCAGATTAAGTTCCATATTTCTGTTAATGATCGCCTTATAGTCACGACACATTTCGTTTATTCTGCTACCAACCGCCTCGTCAAACTGGCACATTTCAGATATAGTACGTTCTGAGCTAATCAGCATTGGTAGTTTTTCCATGTAGCGATAATTCACGATTGCGAAAAACTGTTCACGTTGCGTCTTAGTTGGTTCCTCTCGACCCTTGTACACATCATCCAGAAACAAAACTTGAGCATGTTGTAATCTTCTCACTCGTTCTGGCATCATCTTGAAATCCTCGCTGATCTCCGTCCAGCCTTCCACCCACGGAAAGTAAATCACCTCTACGCCCCGTTGTATCAAGTTGTTGGACACTGCCATTAGCAGATGCGTCTTCCCACATCCAGGTTGACCCAGCAAGCAGATGCTATTCTGTCTATCCTTTCGAATCTCTTTGAATTTCTTCGTATATTCAAATGCAAGGTCATGAGCTTTAATCACTTCTTGATGAAGATCATCTTTTTCGAAGTTTCCGAAGCTTTTGTTCTTGAATTCTTCTGTGATATTGCTAGATTGAATCAAGCGCGCCACTCTCCTTTGTTTCACGCACTCACATTCACGCCAGTATTCGTATCCTTGCTCGTTTCGGTAGAACTCACCTTCTGCACCTCGACACTTTATACAAATAGGATCAGAAGATGGTCGGGTCGTAAGGGGCTGTGCCCGTTCTGGAGCTACTGACATCGAGGAATGCATACTCGCTCTTCTTTTGATCGCCTCCAGATCGAACGTCTTTAGTGCGTCCCTTAAACTCTCCACCGTTACCACCTCCAACAGCTATCAAAGTGTAATCTTTGTATCTCTCATCGTTTAAAAAGGTCTTTGGATGCTTTATGAACTGCTGCTCCGTCTGTTTGTTCTCGCAGTCTGTTGCGTAGTTCGTAGCGCATTTGATAATGATCTCTGATGATTCGCCGTTCTTGATTACCTTTGTCCATGTTTTAAAGGCTTCAACTTTTCCAAGTTTTCTAGGATACACATTCCAGAATTCATCGAATTCGGGTGTATATGTTTTAATAGATTCTTTATTTACCTTTTTCACCTTATTACTACCTTTTTCTTTTGTGGTCACTTGCTGGTCGCTTGCTGGTCGCTTGCTGGTCGTTTGCTGGACATTCTGCTGGTCGCTATAGATATCAACCCCATACTGCTCTAAGGTTTCTTGCTGGTCGTTTTGCTGACGGTATTTGGCGTAGTTTTTGACCGAATATATACTGAACTTCGGCGCGCGTTTTACCAGAGTTATCATTTCATCAGCAATCAACTTATCTATCAATGTCCTAAGTCTTCTTTCTGAAATGCCAATTCGCTCACTCCATTTGATTCGACCAAAAATAAATTCGCCGTACTTGATTTCAACCAATTGACCTTCGATAAGTTCAGTACCAGTTTCTTTGGAATACCTAGCTCGGTATAGGATCTCGAACCACGTTTTGAAGTACTCCGGGTCTTTGTATATCCAGTGGTTGACTATTCCGCGGTCGATCCCGATGTATCCAGCCACTTGATCACCACCTTTAAGCGCTCTTTAGCTGCTGTAATTCATCCTCCAGCGCTGCTATCTTATCGTTTGAAAACTGGATCATGTGCTCGTTATGCTGCATACCGCCGTAGTCTCCGTACTTTTTCGCCTCTTCCAATCCTTTGGCGTACACGACTGCAGCGTTCTCCCATACTTCTATTTCAGCAGAAATCCGTTCCTGCCTAGTCATGCGATCACTTTCCTCTCTCTGTATGCCTTGAATCCATAGTTCCGATCCAGCAGACGCTTATCAATCTGCACTCTTGGAGTTTCAAGAGATTTCATGTGAATCAGCATCTTGATAGCAAGCGAAGGTGATACATTTCCGTTCTCCGATATCTCACGTCTAGCCAACTTTTCATAATCTGCACTGGTCATGCGATCATCCCCTTCTTATTGCGTTTATCCTTCACGATCTGGTCGAGATCATCAGCGACTTTGCGTAGTTCCTTACCTGTGGGACACTTCTCGTTGCAATGCTTCTGCAGTCGGTTATAGGATGGGTGGGCCCACCGCTTGTCCAGTTTCAATGGGCACGTTTTTCATACTTCTAGGTGCTTGTCCATTTGTTGGATAACGCGGTTACGTTCCATGGATTAGCTCCGGTGTTTCGTAGATGTTACCGATCACTTCGCATTTAACTTCTCCCATTATTGTTATAAGAGAGAATTTTGCTTTTCCACTAGCCTTAAACATTCCATCATCGAAAATTACCTTGTATTTGTTTTTCCATTGAAGAACATATACTAGATCCCCTTCGTATATCTTCCGTCCGTTCTTATCTTTTAGTCCGGTATATTCCATGATCTCAAATTCTCCGTCTAAATAACTCCAATCACCGCCACCGTAATAACCCATATCTGGAGCATCTGCGAATAAAACACCATCGTGTACAATTTTGATATGTTGTGTGTCTGATCTGAAGTCAGGATATTCTCCAGTACTACTAAACAACATTTCCTTTTGGATTTTATCCCACGCCCGGAACTTAATCTCTCTACTCATTTATGCTTCCTCCTTATAACTCCACGCGCGCGTGGGTGGCTTTGTAAACTCCGTTAACTACCACCCTCCATTAGAAGGGTAGCTCGCCCTGATTTGGATCAGTCGTGGTCTCTGTCGTTTCCTCAGTAACATCTTTCCAATCCGTAACATCTACAATTTCACTCATATTTTCAGCAGAGGAATCAAAGTATTTGGTTGTTTCGTCCTGATCGACTGCGCGTTGGAACTCAACACTGATCGGCATATATTTCATTAGAGATTTAAGAACTGTCTTCTTGGCCATCTCGTCAAAGTGGTCAACCCATGGCCCGAAGTTCTTAGCCTTACTGAATTTATCTCGATGTATCATGATGTCCTGTCTACTCATGACCATGAAGGAGTAACCGCCATCCTTGAACTTGGCATAAGAGTAATACTTCACTACCGGTCCCCGATCACCATCAGCTGGAACGTGTTTCAACTTTTCATTAATTCCGTACTCATATTCAAATTCATCATTCTGGTGAACAGCCTGTGCCATGATGCTGCTGATCTGTCCGGTACGTCGTGCTAGCTCGATCAATCCTTTGTAACCAATCTGGAACTGGCATTCGTCCACGCCTTTGTTCTTATAAGGAATGAGGTAAGCGTGACCTAAGATAGAAGGTTCAAGTCCTAATTGAGCGCACTGCATAACGGCTCCTAGAAGACTTTCTGGCGAGCAAACCTTTAGTTTAGGGTTAGTGCGGATACTGGTTGTAGCGATTCGAAGGAGACGATCAGGAGTAAGATGTTTAGGAATAGCCTGCGCGATAGCTGGCTTCATTTGTTCGAATAGGTCATTGATGGTTTTACCTTTGGTCGGTGTTGTTGTGGTTGTTGTAGCTATACTTGATAACGTTCCGGCTAATCCGCTTTGGCTTGTTGGTGATTTTGTCATACTCATTGTTAATTTCCTCCTAATATTTTGAATACGCGACTACCGCGTGCGTTTGTTTTCCAAGAACAAAGTTTTTCATCTTTCCATATTGCTAGTTCATTCTCTCCCATCAACTGCTTAACTTTGTTTTTCACGTCCTCATGGTCTTCCTCTGCCTGTTTTAAGGCTGTCTTCGTTGCTAGTAGTCTATTTACAAGGTCATAGTAGACTTCGCTTATATTGACGCTTGTAGAGGCGCTACGTGGGAACATGTAATTCATCAGGTTAGTGTCCTGCGCTTTAACTTCTGGTAGAACCTTTGCCTTCACATGGTCATTCCAAAAGTTTTCTTCTATTGCGATCAGGCTGTTAATCAGGTTTTCATCACGCTCAATTACGCGCCACTGAAAGTCCCAGCCACCTATAAGTACAGCTACATACCACTTGTCAGCGCCAGTAACAGCCATATAATGATTAGCTTGTAATTGGTACTCTGTTGGAATAACCTCTGAATTCCCATCAAACCAGTGATTCCGCGAATATTCTCCAGTGTTTTTTATTTCAAGCCCGGCATTCTCTCCTGGAACCCAGCGGTCAATGTTCGCAAGCATGCAAGGATGGTCTTTGTGTTGAAAGATGTAATTCTGTTTTTGAACACGTATTCCGGTTTCTTCTTCGAACCAATCAGCTACAACCGGTTCAAGGATGCGGCCAGCCTTCATTTTTGGATTGTCTGCGATAGGTGGAATCTCCCCGATTTTGTCTAAGTAGACTTCCAAAGCTGATTTATAACGGCTTAGTCCACAGATAGCAGCCACATCAGAACCGCCTATGCCACTTCGCCGCCACTGAAGCCAATCGTCATGTTCCATGTCCTTAGTGCTTACTAAGCGTAATGCTTGCATCTGTCATTCCTCCCTAATTCGTGCTAAAATGGTCGTATATTAATTTTCAAAGAGTCTTTCTCGGGTCGCTGTTGCTGCAGCGGCCTTTTCCTTGCGCACTTCTCTTACATAGTTCAGTAGATACACACGTTTTAGTGTGTCGGTTAACGTTCCGCGTCCGTTGGCGATCTTGGCTAGTTCAAGGAATTTCAGGCGTGGTGCCATTGTTTCATTCGCATCCTTTCAGTATCTTTCTATTAATTGCTGAAGCAAATGCTCTGGTAAGCACCACCACTTACGCCCATGTTTATCATGATTTTTAATTATCATGTTTCCAGATTGCAGTGCATTATCCCAAGATCCCTGAATCTTATCCTCACTAACACCATTGTCGAAACACCAAGATTTCCCTCTATTCATCTTCTCTTTTTCATCACTGCTCACTTCACTCTCTCCCTTCCCGTAATGTTCGATTATGTCCAGTACCGTTTTAAGCAGATTCTTTCAACTCTCTTTCTATCTCTAGTTGCCATTGGTAGATCAGATCCTCTTGCGCTTCTTTGGCGGCTATTTCAGCCTCGTACTCACTCAGCGGCATGATCTTCTTTGCTGTATGACCGTAGAAGTGTAGTGTTCTAAGCAGATCTTCGTAGTCGTATGCAGGCCATTGCATGTGCCGTCCGTCAGCCATGTCGACCATGTACTGTGTGGGCTGTGGGTACCGTGTATCCGTATTAGCTTGCATCCCCATAACCCCCAATGCGTCTCACTACAATAAAGGTCGAGCAATCTACAGCCTCCAGCATGCAATCGCGACAGTGTGGTTCGTGGTGCTCGTACACTTCGTAGTCAGCAGTTTTTCCGCATCCGCAGCGTGCTACCATTGGTACTGGTGGTCTGATTGTGCGAACTACTGCTAGCTTTCTTACCTCTTCCAGTTTTTTAGCCAACTTTCTTCTCCTCCTTCATTCTTCCTTTTTGGATTTCCGCGCTATATTTAATGTTTGTTGCTGCCAGCATTTTGTGCAGCTTGTCCCATGTTTTTTGTGACATTCCTGGATTAAACACCTTTTGTTTGAGCATGTGTGTTCCTCCTGTGTAAATTTATCCCTTTTGAGAAGGTTATTAGTTGTGCAAAATTGAATTGTATTAAGCAGAATGTTTTAAAAACTTATTAATGAAGTAAATTTGTCCTTTTCCGGTTACCTTAGATGTATGAGTTAGTTTTGTTACCCCACCTGTACCGCTGCGATAGCCTGTTTTAATCTCAAATATTCCTAGATCCATTGACCGTTGCGTTGGTTTGTTATACTCAGAACCAGACTTTATAAGGTAGCCTTCTTCTCTCATAAATCTGTAAAGTCGATGTTCTCCAATATCTACACCTTTTTGCCTCAATAACTTGGCTAAATCAGCAATCAGGATAGAATCTTTGGAGATTTCAACCGATTCAGCAAAATGAACTTTAGGTTTGTCTTGCTCAATTTTTTCTTCAAGCAACTTATTTTTCGTTTGTTCGTCCTTAATTTTGTTTGCAAGTTGGATAAGAAAGTCTGGTGATGTGATGGCTTGCTCTATTGTTTTTTGGTGTCATATAAGCGCCGTGTTTACGGATGCTTGGAATAACTTCGTGTGTGATCCATCGTTTGAATTGTTTGGCTTCAGGTTTGCGGCTGCCGAGTATTAAGGAGTAAAGGCCAGGTTCGTTTACAACGGAAACATTTTGCATTCCTCCAAGGGTGTCGGTTGAAACTACATCCTTTTCGTCTTCATCTAGCCTATTTAAAGCATCACGATTGTTAGAAATTTCTAGAACATCACAAACGTCTTTCGCTACAAACCAAGGTTGACCATCAATAATTGTGCTGCGTACTTCTTGATTGCTGTACATAAATCTTTGAAGTTGGTTCATACCATAATCACTCCTTAGGCTGGTTTGTTCAATTTTTGAACATTTTTATTAAAAAAAAGATGTTCCATAGGCTTATCTAGTGCTTTTGCAATTCTGTATGCAACAGGTAACGAAGGTAAAGCGTAACCTCGTTCGATGTTGCATAATAATGGTCTTGAAACCTTTGCCTTCTTCGCTAACTTTTCTTGGGTTAAACCTTTTTCAATTCTTGAATTTATAAGATTTGGCAATGGTTTTAGTTCTTTTTCAGTCACGATTGTTCACCACTCTTTCTGTTCAATTACTGAACTTCTTGAATTTATTATACGTTCAATAATTGAACATGTCAACACTTTTAGATCAATTACTGAACGTTTATTTTATGAACAATTTAAACTACAATATAAGGAGGAATAAAAGGATGGTGTCAAATATGGAAAATGAGTTCAAACATAGACTTAAAGAACTCAGAAAACAAAAGAATTTGTCACAGGATCAATTATCTGGAGCGTTGGATATTCCATCTTCATCATTAAGGAGGTATGAAACAAGGGGGGAATTGCCTAAGAGAGAACGTTTAGAACTAATTGCAGATTACTTCTCTGTCTCGATTGATTACTTACTAGGAAGAACAGATAACCCAGAACAAGTTTTATCGGAACCATCCCGGGTTTTAATTGATTCTTTGGACCTTACAGATGAAGAAATTATGAAAAAAATGGATTTCATTGTAGATGGAATAAAGTTAGAAGACGACGATGTAATGAGATTCATAGCGTTGGTTAGGGCAGAACGTTCTATGAAGAAACAAGTGTCTGCCGTTCAGGGTGTAAAAGAAGATAAGCTTTAACATACTCTGGTTTAACATCAACAGGGTTCATCATTGCTATACAGTTTACTATGTAATCCGGTCGGACTCCCACCTCTTCTAATGTAGTTCGCGTAATGTCCATCGTGATTTTATCCATAGAAACAACCCCTTAGTGTTAGGTTCAGCAATGTTTTATAAATATACCACATTACTGTCAGTCTCGGGAACTTATGTTCGCATTTTTGATAAAAAAATATATTGTGAGGCTCGATCATGGGTTACAAACCTGGTCGTTGCCTACTCGGTAGAAGACTCAGAGAAATCGGTAAAAATCAACAATGGTTAAGTGAAGTTACTGGTATCAGCAAAACCCAAATCTCCAATTATGCTACAAACACTCGATATATGTCATTGTCGTCAGCAAAGACAATATCTGTAGCCATTGGTTGCCATATTGACGATTTATATGAGTTTATTCGCGAGTAGGCTTGAGCGGCATTAGCTGCTCCGACCCGGATGAAAGTATATCAACGCGTATACTTTATAGTGTTGTTGTCCCTTCATTTATGAGCAAATTTTACCATGGATATATTAGTAATTAATAGCGGTAAAAAAATGCATTTATATGCTTGAAATTGATTTTATACATAAGTTTTACAAATTAAAATCCGATATAATATATGTTACAGCAAATTCCGCAGCCGATGCGGATATATAAGGGGAAATTATAATGAAGAAGAAAATCATAGCAATAGCAGTTACAGCGAGTTTATTAATGACTGGAGTTGTAAGTGCAGCAAGCATGTGGGGTACATATAAGGGGAATGATATCATTAGAATAACCTCTAACGGAGTTGCGCTGAAGACTAATGATGTTCCAGCGATTAGTTACAATGGTCGAACGATGATTCCTATAAATATGTTGGGGCAGATTGGATTAGGGTATAACTGGGATCAGGATAATAAAACTGTAGATGTTAAATCTCCAGTAGTAGTTAATGAACCAGCGCAGAGCACAACAACTCAGAATATGGGTATCTCAACTTTAGCCAGTCAATTAAAAGGAGATTACATATCTTCTATTGTTTATAGTTCTAATGGAACTTCGTCCATTCTGATTTATAACTATAGTAAGTCATTTACTGATTTAGATAATAATATAAATGCATTATTTTTAAGTAGTACAAAAACAGACGTAGATACATTGACAATAAAAACGATTGATAAATATGAACTAACAATTTACGTAAAAGACGCAAGAGAATTTTATGATGGGAAGACCACAGTAGAACAATTTGCAAAAAAATATAAGATAATAACACCTACACAAACAAGTAATACACAGAATACAACTACCAACACACAGACAAATATACAGACGAATATACAGCCTAGCCAAACCACGCAAAAATCAGACGGATGCCAAGTATTGAGGAATTCACAAGCTGAAGAACTTGCATCATATGAAAGAAACAATGCACCAACTGCGTGGGATGGATCAGCAGGGTATCAAAAGGAACAATTAATTAATAATCAACAAAAATCATTAGCTGCAGCAGGATGTAATTAGTGTAATTTTGTGTTAGTCATATTGCTGCATAAATCCCACTATGCTAAGATATACTAAAGAAGGAGCCGTGCGCTAACACGACTCCAATGTACAATCCGCTATAAGAGCGGTCGGCTTTGCAAAGGTGATCAGAATAGACCGCAGTCCTTTACCAGAGGGCGGTCTATTTCTTTTTGTTGAAGGATAAAATCAACACAACCAAAGTCGCAAATGAAATCATCAGCGTCATCGCTTGGTATACCTCCACAGGCTTCACCTCCCTTCCGGGAGATTAGCCGACCGCCCTTATGCCATTGTACTCTACGATTATATCAGACCGTGCCTAAATGTGGGTATGGTCTTTTTGTTACCCCTACCCTACAATACATACATACAGATAAGGAGTGATCATGTGGTAGCTAAGGCAGATGAAACACCTATCGGAAAAATGAAAGTAGCCATATATATTCGTGTCTCGACTGATATGCAAGTTGAAGACGGCTTTTCTATCGAAGGACAACGTACACGGCTTAATAGTTATGCAGATTCTCAAGATTGGGAAGTTTATGATACTTACATCGACGATGGATATTCCGCTAAGGATCTCAAACGTCCGGCCATGATCCGTATGATGGAAGATATGGAGGAAAAGAAGTTTGAGGTAATTTTGGTGTACAAACTTGACCGTTTAACCAGATCCGTTGGAGATTTACACGGACTTTTAAATACATTTGATAGATATGGAGTTAAGTTTAAGTCAGCTACAGAGATTTTTGAGACCACTACTGCTATGGGTAGATTCTTCATCACACTCGTTGGTGCAATGGCTGAATGGGAACGTGGGACGATCTCAGAGCGTGTACGTTTCGGAGTGGAACAAATGGTAGCCGAGGGAAGACGACCTGGTGGCGTATTGCCGTACGGTTATACGCAAGAAGGTGAACTAATTCCTGAAGAAGCAGATTTGATTAGAGAAGTTCGCGATTTGTACATGAGTGGTATGGGTTATAAAACCATTGCAATGAAGATGAATCGTGAAGGTAAATCACGACGCGATAGTGAATGGACGAGTGCCACTGTGGGTTACACACTAGAGAACCCTTTCTATGCAGGAATTATCAGAATAGGTTCTAAAACACCTGAAGGATCTTACGTTAATACTAGACGTAGCGAAAGAGTGAAATGTATATACGGTAAAGGAAGTCATGTATCTATATTTACAGATGAAGAATATGATGAAATTAAACAGTTCATGAAAAGAAAAACACACAGTGGATATAGTCAAATTAAAACATATTGGTTCAGTGGAGTTTTACGCTGCGGTAGATGTGGCGGAGCTATGTTTGGACATCTATCAACTAGACGCACAACAACTAAGGGTGTCGTGAGAACACCTTACTATATTTGTTCTAGAAAGCACCATGGTGATAAGTGTGATCTGCCTACGTTTAGGCAAAATCACGTTGAATATTTAATAATGGATTATATAAATAGGGTTCAGGAAGATACTGACAAATTAAAATCCGCATCGTTAGAAATGATTGCAGATGAAGGAAAAAAGACAACTGAAATTGATAAGGCGAAACGAGATCTAATCAAAATAGCAGACCGCCGAGAGAAATGGCAGTATATGTTTGTAGAGGGTCTAATATCAAAAGAAGACATACGCCATAAAATGGCTGAGGAAGATGTCGCAGAACAAGAAGCTCGACAAAGAATCGCTAATAATCAAAAATCACTTTCAGGAATTCCGAGAGTTACTGAATTAGCAGGACTTGCTGAGGCATGGGAATATATTGATGATGATGAAAAGAAAGAATACATCTACACTATTTTCAATAGGATCGAAATAAATACTGACTTAACAAAGCCTAAAGGTGTGAAAAATAAGTTTTTTGATGCTTATATTCAAGATGTATCATTTAATTAA